GACTACAGGAATAACAACAGAGACTGCATCTTCAACTATTGTAGGAGTAGCAACTACTTTTACTTGGTATGAAAATAGTAATTATATACAAGTTCCACCATCAGTTATTGGGGTAGATAAAATATTCCGTTTTGGTGGAAGCAATTCGATATCAAACAATATGTTTAGTATCAAATATCAATTATTTTTGAATGATATTGCTTTTAATCTTGGATATAATGGACTATTAAGTTATGCCATGACACAGACATATTTGTCTGATATTGATTTCTTATTAACTACTGATAAACAGATAAGATTTAATCAAAGACAAGATAGATTATATCTTGATATTGATTGGGGAGCAGTGAATAAAGATGAATGGATAGTTTTAGAATGTTTTAGGTTAATGAATCCAAATGATTATAGTAGAGTATGGAATGATTCATTTTTAAAGAGATATACAACTGCTCTTTTGAAGAGACAGTGGGGACAAAATTTACTTAAATTCCAAGGAGTTAAATTACCAGGTGGAATAGAATTAAATGGACGACAAATCTATGATGATGCACAAAAAGATTTAGAAGTCATCAGAGAGCAAATGTCCAATACTTACGAAATACCACCATTAGATATGATAGGTTAAGATCATGGCACTTAATCCGTTTTTTCAACAAGGTGCTAGATCTGAGCAGAATTTAGTTCAGGATTTAATCAACGAACAGTTGAGGATGTATGGTGTCGAAGTACACTATCTTCCTCGTAAGTATGTTAATGAAAAAACAGTATTAAGAGAAGTTGTACAGTCTGTCTTTGATGATTCATATCCTTTAGAAGCATATATAGACAATTTTGATGGATATGGAGATAATCCCACTCTTCTTTCAAAATTTGGTATTGAGCAAACTAATGAACTTGAAATAACAATCTCAAGAGAAAGGTGGGAGACTTATATCCAACCTTTATTAAAAAATGAGTCTAATGTCAAATTAACGACAAGACCTAAAGAAGGGGATTTGATTTATTTTCCATTAGGAGATCGTTTATTTGAAATTAAATATGTAGAACATGAGAAACCTTTTTATCAATTACAAAAAAATTATGTATACACTCTTAAATGTGAACTCTTCCGTTATGAAGATGAAATCATCGATACAGGTGTTACTGAAATTGACGATACTTTAATTGGTGATGAATCTGATGGAACATCAGAAGAAGGTCTTTCTACAGTTCTTGGTTCTTCTCAAACTCTTACTTTAGTAGGAACAGGTGCAACTGCCACTGCTGTAGTTGGATTTAATACTGAAGGATCTATTAGATTGATTAGTTTAAGTAATAGGGGTGGTGGATATAGTGCGATTCCAACGATTGGAGTTAGTTCGGCTCCGTCAGGTAAGGTAACTGGTATTCTAACTGCCACAATGATTTCTGGAATCAATGTATGTAATTTGAATATTAGTGATAACTTAAAGTCAGTTCAGCAAGTTGTTATTACAAATCCTGGTGCTGGTTATACTCTTGCACCAACTTTACAGATTACTGGTGGTGGTGGATCAGGAGCAGCAGGAACTGTCTTTATTGGTGATGGCACTGTTGGAGTCGTTACAATAACTTCGGAAGGTTCTGGATACACTACAGCACCTACAGTTACGATTACAGGTCCTACAGGAGTTGGAACTACTGCTACTGCTGAAGCAGTTGTAAGTACTGCTGGTACTCTTACTTCTATTAATATTACTAATGCTGGTGCTGGATATACTTCCAGTCCTACAATTACAATTGGTGATCCTTCATTGGATAATAGTGGTAATTATAAGTTTAATGAAGTTGTTACTGGATCTATAACAGGTGTAACAGGAAGGGTAAGAACATGGAATGCTACTACAAATGTTTTAGAGGTAGCAAATGTTTCTGGAATGTTTAGTATTGGAGAAAATCTAACTGGTAGTAGTACTGGAGCTGTTCATGCTTTAAGGGTAGTTAGTGAAGATCCTCCAGAGGATGGATTTGCAGATAATGTTAATATAGAGACTGCTGCAGATGATATTTTAGACTTTAGTGAACAAAACCCATTTGGTATTCCCTAAATATAAGATACAAGGACTGTAACAATGTTTGAATATTTTTATAACGAAATTTTGAGGAGAACCATTATATCTTTTGGTACTCTATTTAATAGCATCAGTATTAAACATACTGGTGGTGATGATGATAGCGTTGTAAGAGTTCCTTTAGCTTATGGTCCTACTCAGAAGTTCTTAGCAAGACTTCAACAATCTCCCGATTTAAATAAAGCAACATCCTTATCTTTACCAAGGATGTCATTTGAATTTACGGGGATGACTTATGACCCTTCAAGAAAGGTCACAACAACTCAGCAAATTGTAGTACAAAATCCTGACTCTACTACACCTGATGAGAAGAAACAATATATGCCTGTTCCATATAATATGCAATTTGAGCTTGCTATTATGTGCAAGTTAAATGATGATGCATTACAAATTGTAGAACAAATAGTACCTTATTTTCAACCATCTTATAATCTCACCGTAAACTTAGTTAATTCAATAAATGAGAAGAGAGATATTCCTGTTGTCCTTGAAAACATTACCATGCAGGATGATTATGAAGGAGATTTTGAAAAGAGAAGAGTTCTCCTTTATACACTAAGATTTACTGCAAAAACATATCTATTCGGTCCTGTTACCGACGCTTCCAAAGACGTTATTACAAGATCTACTATCAATTATCTTACTGGTACAGATACATCTAACGCACAACGCAATCTTACATATTCTGTTGTTCCAAGGGCAATACAGAATTATGATGGTACGGTTCTTACTAACTTATCAACAGATATAACTAAAACTCAAACTACATTTGAGGTTGATGATGGAAGTACTATTACAGCATCTTCGGGTGATACTAGTGTTTATATTGATGTTGGTGGAGAAGAACTGTATGTTAAGGCTGTTGATGGTAACAAGTTGACTGTAAAGAGAGGGCAAGATGGGACTACTAAACTTGCTCATATTAGAGGTACTTCAGTTAAGTCTATAACTTCTGCTGATAATGCATTGGTAGAGGAAGGGGACGACTTTGGATTTAGTGGAACATCTACTTGGAATGGATAAGAATGAAAATGTCAAAGTATGATAAGCTCGATGATACCTTTAATATTACTGCAGAAGTAGTTGAAGAAGTAAAAGAAACTGTTGGGATTACTCCAGAACAAAAACCCGATAGGCTTACTAAATCAGATATCGATAAGGACTATGAATATACTAGAGGTAATCTTTATAGTATTATAGAAAAAGGTCAAGAAGCAATTAATGGTATTCTAGAACTTGCTCAAGAGAGTGAAATGCCTAGAGCATATGAAGTTGCTGGTCAGTTGATTAAAAGTGTTTCTGATGCAACTGATAAATTAATGGATCTTCAAAAGAAATTGAAGGATGTTAATGAAGAAGAATCTGTTAAAAAAGGACCTAATACTGTAAATAACGCATTGTTTGTAGGATCAACTGCTGAGCTTGCAAAACTTTTAAAAAATGGAGTCCCGAAGGAATCTAAATAACTTAGGGAGAGAAATCCTAAAGTACCTAAGTTACTCATACAATGCCTGACGATAAGTTGCCGTCAATAGATGATTTGGATAATTCTAATGAATTACCATCGGTTGATAATTTTTTAACAGAAGAAAGCACGGAAGAATTACCTTCTGTTGAGGAATTTGTTGAACCAGAAAAAGAAGAAATAGAAGAAGCAACTCAAACTATTGAAGATGCAGAAGGAAATAGTTTTTTAGAAGTTAAAGATATAGTTCCTCCATGGCCAGAATTAATTCGTCTGGTAAATGATTTACGAGAGAGTATCCCTGATATTCCTGAAATAAAATATTATGATGATGAACTGAAGGCACTTTCTGAGCATATTGAAAATGTTAAAGAAAGTATTCCTGAAGTTAAAGATTATGATCCAACAGTAGAAGCAATATGTGAACAAATTGATCTTGTAAGGGAATCTATTAAGGATTTACCTGAGGTAAAATATTATGATGAGCAAGTCGATGCTATTGAAGATAGAATTGATAGTCTTCAAACTGAATTAACTAATTTACCAGAACCAAAATATTATGATGAAGATCTTCAATCAATAAAAGAAGAACTTGAATCTGTTAAAAGTCAAATTCCTACATTTCCAAAATGGGTAAATGAGGTTAATGAAGTTCCTGATTTTTCCTGGATTGGAAAAACTTTTAGTGTAATTGATGACGATTTTATTAAAGTAGGGGATCATATAAAAGATCTCAAAAGTAAATTTGATTCTGATATTGAGGCCCTTTCAGAAAGTCTTGATACAAAAGATTTTGAAAGTAGAGTTGAAATTAAAGAATTAAAAGAGAATTTAAAAGAAGCTAAAGATAAAATCTATCATGAGATAAAAGAATCTGCTATTAGAATATGGGATCATCATACCCAATTTAAAGATGATGATAGAAAGTTAAAGAAGCAGGTTTTAAGCAAGCTTAATGAAACAAGACAAAATTTAGAAAAGCAGATCCTTGAATTTAATAATAAAAATTATGAGTCTAATAAAACAATTACCAATTATTTTGAAGGACTAAAAAATGAAATCGATAGCCTTCCTGAGGTAAAATATTATGATAAAGATGTTGAGGGATTGCAAAAAGATATATCTAAAATCAATAAAAGATTTGATGATAACACCCTTAATATTGCAGAATTATATAAGATTGTTGAACAGATAAAGGGTGAACAGCAAGAATTAAAGGAAGTATATAATGATCGTCCTTTAACTCCTGATCCAAAACTTAAGCAAGGTAAGGATCCTCTTACTCCAACAGATCAAGAGTTTGCCACTTTAAAAGATTTAGCAGCAAATTATAGATTATTTGTTAATAGAGTTGAGCAACAATTATATACTATCGGTGGCGGTGGTGCCGGATTCCTTAAGGATCTTGATGATGTTAATATTGATGGATTAGAAGATGGTGATACTATCTTATGGAATGCGTCAACACAGAAATGGGATGTAGGGGATGCTGGTTCTGGAATTGGAGGAACTTGGGCATCTAGTTCTGTTGGTGTTCATACAACTAAAAATGTAGGTATTGCGACTACTGCAAGATCAGATTGGGCTTTATATGTTAGTACTGGAAACACTCATGATAACGTAGCATATTTTGATGGTGTAGTTCACATTGGTGGCACTACTTACAGTGAAACGGTTAAGAATATTGAATCTGTTGGTATTATCACTGGCATGAGTGATTTGGATATTCGTCGTAATGGAAGTATTCTAGGTGTTACAACTATTGGTTCTGATAGTGGAGTGGGAACAGTCCACATTGGTGTGGGAACTACGGCATTATTAGTTGATGGTGATGCAAGAGTTATTGGTATTCTGACAGTAGGTAGATCATCTATTACTATAGATGGTATTAGTAATCAAATTACGGTTGGTGATGAAGATGTTGTCATCACAAATTCTGCTGTTACTATAGGTTCTGGTGTAACAATTAGTGCTACTGCATCTGGTATTAACTCTGCACCTAATGTTTTATATGTTGCTAAGGATGGTGTTGATACTAATAATGGAACATCAATTGATAATGCATTTTTAACAATTTCTGCAGCAGTAGGTGCTGCCCAATCAGGAACTACAGTTAAAGTTCTTTCGGGGAAATATGCAGAATCTAATCCAATTTCAGTTCCTGCTTTTGTCTCTGTTGTAGGAGATGATCAAAGAACTGTGGAAGTAAGTGGTCTTACAACTACTAGTGATATCTTCCACGTAAGAAAGGGAACAAAATTAGCTAATATGACCTTTAAGGATCATGAAGCTCCTGCGGCTGCCGTTGCTTTCCCAACTGATGAAATAGCAGAGAATGTAGGTGGTGGAAAGTGGAAAGGTCCATATATTCAAAACTGTACTAGTGATACTACTACTGGAACTGGATGTTATATTGATGGTGATCAGGCAAGACTTCTGAAAGCAATGAATATCGATGCTTTCACCCAATATAATCAGGGTGGAATTGGAGTTGCTGTTACTAATGGCGGATTTGCACAATTAGTTTCATTGTTTACTATTTGCTGTCAAGAAGCAGTTAGGGTTGATAAAGGTGGACAAGCAGACATTGCTAATAGTAATTGTAGTTTTGGTACTTATGGATTAGTTGCTAGAGGAGTAAGTGATCTTCAGTATACTGGAGTTGTTACTTCATCTGCTGCTGTTTCTCAAGCAGAAGCAGTAGTTAA